ACAAGTTTTACGACGCTATCGCTGAGTATTTAGATGAATATCCTAAGCAAATGTTAAGAGACTTTTTTAATTATTGGACTGAACACGGGGAAAAGGATAAAAAACTTAGATTTGAAAAAGAAAAAACATTTGGTATTAAACAAAGATTGTCAACGTGGTATAGTAGAAACCCAAAACAATATCAAACAAATGAAGTTGATCCATTAGTAGAGTACGTTAACAAACAATTAGGATTATGAAAGGAGATTCAGCACAATACTTACTGGATTATAAACACGGAAAAATAAAGAAAGGTTATTCAATAGGATGCGACTTAGATAACCATCTTAGATTTAAACGTAAGCAATTAAACATTATTTTAGGACACGACAACGTAGGTAAAACATATTGGATAAATTGGTACTTCCTTACGTTAGCAGTAAAACACGAATTACGTTTTTGTATTTGGAGCGGTGAAAATCAAAAAGGACAAATACTTAGGGACATGATTCAAATGTATGTTGGTAAAAAGTTTACTGAAATAGAGGATTCAAAGATATTAAGCACAGCTACATTCTTAGAACAATACTTTGATTTTATTCCGAATGATAAACTTTACAAACCAAGTGAACTTTTAAAGCTATTTGAAGAAAGCGAATGTGATGCAGCATTGATTGACCCGTTTACAGGTTTGGATAGGTCGATGACTTTTGAGGGAAATTACAATTTTTTAAATGAAGCTCGTCAATTTGTGAATAAAACTGGAGTTACGATTTACATAAACACGCACCCGAATAGCGAAAGTGGTCGAAGTGGTAATTTATATGGTGAAAATCATATGTGGAAAGGACATTTAAAGCCGCCATTGAAAGACCACGTTGAGGGCGGAAAGGCTTTTTTAAATAGATGTGATGATATGTTTGTTATTCACAGGCTAATAAAACACGAATCAATGAAGTATTACACTATGGTAAACGTTGAAAAGATTAAAGACTTAGATACTGGAGGTATGCACACGAGATTAGATGAACCGATACTTTGTGAATTTAACAACGGATTAGGATTTAAAATTAATTCAGTCAACCCGTTACAAAGTAAAACGGTTTCAAATAGTTTTCCTGCTAAACAATTACCTTTGAATGAACCCGATATAGTAAACGGAAAAGAATTACTTTCGTTTAGCGAAAAGATAAAAAAGAATTCGCCCTTTTAACTAACATATAAAAAACTGTATTTTACTTTCAAGGTAATAAACTAAAATAAGCAAAAACACGAATAAATGGACGAATTGACTATTATAACAGGCAAAGTAAATCTTGATAAAACATATTTAAAGATTAAGTTGAGCCTTGAAGAAATCAAAGAAAAACACGGAACAAGAACCGATTTAATTGACTCAATGGAGCAAAGTTTAAAAGACTTACAAGATGTTAAAATAGCTTATGATAGTATTGAGAAAGAATTACGTTCAGCGTTACAACAAAATTTCAGACTTGAAAAGCTATTACAGGAAGAAAAGTTCAAAGTAAAAGATTTAGAAACACAATTAAAAACTAAAAATTATGAAATATAGAATACTAAATTTATACGCTTGTTTAGGCGGCAATCGTTACAAATGGGATGAGGTTGCAGACAACTTAGAAATAACAGCAGTAGAACTTGACCCGGAAGCAGCACGTTTATATCAAGAGCGATTCCCGAATGACAAAGTAATAGTTGCAGACGCACACCAATATTTATTAGACAATTTTAAAGAGTTTGATTTTATTTGGAGTTCGCCACCTTGCCCTACTCATTCACGAGCGAGGTATTGGAGTAGTTCAAACTACGATACTACAACCGAAGCTGTTTACCCGGATTTAAAGTTATACGAAGAAATTTTGTTTTTGCAGCATTATTATAAACACGGAAAATTTGTAGTTGAAAATGTAATTCCATATTATGAGCCTTTAATACACGCACAAAAACGCGGAAGGCATTTATATTGGACAAATTTTAATTTACCAAATGATTTAACTTATAGAAAAGACCCAATGGCAAAAAGACCGAACGAAGAATTAAAAATGCTTTGTGATTTTCATAATTACGATTTTACAAAATATAAAGGAGAACAAAAAGTTATAAAAATGGCTCGTAATTTAGTAGACTATGAAGCAGGAAAAACAATACTTGAAACAGCTTTAAATATTTACAAAAAGACGAATATAAACCAAACATCACTATTTGATTATGAGATGTAAAAACTGCAAAGAGAAGTTTGAGCCTATCCGTTTCAATATGAAATACTGCTTAAACGATGAGTGCATTCGTGTTTGGGTAGAATCCGAAAAGGAAAAGACTTGGAAAAAGACGAAAGCTAAAATGAAAAACGATTTAGAGACAGTACAGGAATTGATAAAAGCTACTCAAATAATATTTAACAAATATATCAGATTACGAGATAAAGGTCAAGTTTGCATAAGTTGCCAAAAGAAACCATTAAAGGAAAATTGCGGACATTTCTTCAACGCAAATAACCATTGGAACGTTCGCTTTAGTGAACTTAATTGTCATCTCCAGTGTGAACACTGCAACACGTATTTAAGTGGTAACCTAATTGAGTACCAAAGAAACTTAATACATAAAATCGGAATCGAAAATTATCAGCAATTAGAAGCAGAAGCAAGGAAAACACGAAAGTTCACAAAGGAAGAACTAAAAGAATTAATGCAGATTTATAAAAAAAAGATAAAAGAATTAGAATTATATTAAAAAGAATAACTATATTTGTAAAACAAGAAATTAAAAAGTTATGAAACAGACAGCAGTAGAATGGTTGGCAGAACAATTATGTAATGCTCCAATTTTAGATTATTGGGGGTTAGTTGAACAAGCCAAAGAAATGGAGAAAGAGCAGCATGGTAAAACATGGGATACAGCCCTTGATAAATATGAGGTTAGAGCAGGAAACTATATGAGAGCTTATGAAGACTTTGATGAATACTACAACGAAACTTTTAAATCAGAATAGAATGAGCGTAACAAATTTTGAAGAGTTCACACACGAACTTACAAGCGAAGAAATGGAGATTTTACCTGTAGTAGTTCACGGATTCAGAAACTACAAAAAGGCGAACCCTATCAAATCGGAGTTAATAGTAACCCGAATGAACGAATACCTAAACACGAAAGGTTATAAAATTAAAATGAATGGTCCGCGTTTACGTAAAATGGTTAACTACATTCGTACAAATGGAATCATTCCGCTGATAGCTACGTCTAACGGATACTTTACAAGCGATTGTAAGGAAACTATCCAAGAGCAAATTAAAAGTCTTCAGGAACGAGCAAACAGCATAGAACGATGTGCTGCTGGATTAAGAAAATTTTTATAACGTTCCGGGGCTTTGCGTTCGGGCGGCTTGTAGGATGTTTCAAGTTTGCACCAACTGTCTGCCGCCTGACGCAAAACCGCTGTTATGCGTAGTGGCGGTTAATTAAAGATAAACTAAATTAGAATGAAGAAATATAAAATAATTTATGCAGACCCTGCTTGGAAATACAACGACAAGCAAAATACACCTAAACTTGGAGGTTCGGTAAAACACTATCAAACAATGACAATAAAAGAACTTTGCAACTTACCTGTGAAATGCCTTACAGAAGATAACGCTGTTTTATTTATATGGACCACAAGCCCACTACTTGAAGAAACATTTGCTGTTATAAAAGCGTGGGGCTTCAAATATAAAAGCAGTTTTGTATGGGATAAAATAAAACACAATATGGGACACTACAACTCTGTAAGGCACGAACTTTTATTGATATGCACAAAAGGAAGTTGCACACCCGAAGTAAAGAAATTGTTTGATAGTGTTGTTTCGATTGAACGCACCGAACATTCAAAGAAACCAAAGTATTTTGCGGACTTAATTGATACGATATACCCATCAGGAAACCGAATAGAATTATTTGCAAGAGATGTAAAGCAGGGTTGGGATGTTTGGGGCAATGAGGCAGAAGGGTCTGTCAATTTGGAAACGTATCGTAGCCATTACGCATAACATAAAGCTAAACGACGTTTCAATGTCTTTTAGCAACTGTTATAAATTAATTTACATATTTTTTTTATTATTTAGCATTATATTAAAAAGAATAGTTATATTTGTCAAACAATTAAAATTTATATTATGAAAAACCTGTTTAAATCGTTGGCAGCCTTCCAACAAGAAGTTCCTGTAAATCACAAAGGAACGCAAGGCTACGGTTATAGCTTTGCAGATTTACCAACTATTTTTAATGTAATAAATCCATTACTTCAAAAACACGGGTTAGGATTTACGCAATTAGTAGGTACAGACGAAATCACTACAATGTTATTTCACATTGAAAGCGGTGAAAGTTTAACGACAAGTACAAGCGTACCGAATAACGTACAATTAAAAGGGATGAATGAGTTTCAGGTTCTTGGTTCTGCAATTACTTATATCAGACGTTATGCACTTTCTGCAATGCTTGGAATAATTACCGACAAAGACACGGACGCAGCAGGTGAACAAGTAAAAAACGAAACAAAGAAACCTAAGATTGAAGGTGAACGATTCTTAAAGGCAGTAGAAGCAATTAGAGCAGGTGAATTTACAGCCGAAGAACTACAAGCAAAGTTCGAATTAAATGAAGTGCAACAAAAAGCATTGTTATTGTTATAGAACCTTTAAATCAGAATAGAATGAAAATAAGATGTTCCCAAATTGGGAAGTTGATGACACAATCCAAAACAAAAGGGGAGGTTCTATCTAAAACTACAAAGACCTACATTCAGGAACTTGCAATCGAACATAAATACGGAATACGAAAAGAGTTCTGGAGTAGATACACGGACAAAGGTAACGAATGCGAAAATGAAGCCATTGAACTTGTTAATGATGTTTTGAATTTAGGGTTTATATTCAAGAATGAAGAAAACCTAACAAACGAATGGATAACAGGAACCCCCGACGTAAACACGAATGAAATTTTACTCGATGTAAAAACAAGTTGGGACGCTACAACATTCCCGTTTTTTGAAGATGAAATTCCAAACAAAGATTATTACTATCAGTTGCAAGGTTATATGTGGCTAACTGGCAAATCTGAATCAATTTTGTGTTATTGCCTTGTAAACACCCCATTTCAAATAGTTGAAGATGAAGTTAGGCGTGAACACTGGAAACAAGGTTTAATTGATGAAAGTTTGGATGTAAGGGATTTTGTGCAGTCGAAACATAACTTTGACCACATACCAAAAGAAAAGCGCGTAAAAGTTTTTAAAATAGCAAAAGACGAAGAAATAATCGAAAAGATTAAACAACGAGTAGAAGAATGTAGAGAGTATTATAACAATTTAATAGAAAACTTATGAAACAGACAGCAGTAGAGTGGTTGGCAGACA